TAGTGTCTTGCCTTGGTGTCTATGCCTAGTTGCTTATGTGCTTACCTTATAGTATCAGGGTATTATGTTGATGTATGTGCATGGTATGACTATGCTTGTGCTAGTGTCTTGCTTGTGGTGGAGGGTCAAGACTTTTATAATCTCAAAATTAAAATGAAAAATGAAATAAAAAATATATATGGTTCTAGCTAATCGGCTAGAGCTTTTTTTGTTATGCATATATTGAATGTTTATACATAATAATGAATATTTATATAGTGGGATAGGTGTGCAAAAATTAGGGCAAACCAAAACATAGAAATATGATTTTTTAAAAATTAATATCGATGGAAATGCCTATTTTAAAGGGCGGGGGGTGATTTATAAAAAAAGATGAAAATTCTGTTAATGCCACCGCACCTCATATATATACGGGAAGTACCAAATCAACTTTTGTGTTAAAATGTATATTTTTGGGACTATTCATAAATGTTAAGATTTGTTTAAGAATTGCAAAAACCTTATAATTTTTCACGAGTTACACCCTATATGTTATAGATAGCGAAAAAGTTTTCCGTTCCTAATTTTTCGAAAGGAACGATTTATATGAATAAAGATTTAGTGTGTGGATATTGTGGGGCAACCACAATCTGCGATTACGATGAAATAGAAGATGATTACTACCCTCATGCTTGTGATTGGTGTGGAACTGTTTTCGATGATACAGCTCACTTTGTTGACGATTACGAAGGTGAAGAATAATGCCTGTTATGAAAATCTGCAAATATTGTAATGGACGATTCTCAGTGCTTGAAAAACACATGTGTGATGGTAAGTTACAGGAAAAACGTAGACAAGAGAAACAGCATAGGGAAGTTACAAAAGAAGCAAACGCTGCAATCGCTAATAGAAAGTGGCGCTCATTTAGAAAGAAAATAATTTTAAGAGATGGTGGTTATTGTCAAAGATGTAAGGCGAAATACAATAAATACGTATTCGGTGACCTTGAAGTTCATCACATTATTCCACGAATTAGAAATCTCGAACTTGTATTTGATGAATCAAACGTTGTTACTGTTTGTAAACAATGTAATTTAGAACTCGGACTTGATGGAATAGATTTTGAATGGAATCCACCAGAAATGGATAATACTATCCATCTCGGAAAGGTGGGAGAAGATGCCAGCAAATAGAAAACCAGCAATGTTAAAAAAGGGTAAGTCTGAAACTAAAGAGCATTTAGATCAGAGAGCAGCATTAGAAGATGAATTAAAAGGTACTGATTCAGAAATCTATACTGAGATACCTGATTCATTAGACGAGTATGGTAAACAATACTATAAGTTTATCGTTGAAAAGCTAGAACCATCAAAGATTTTAGCTGATTTAGATATTCCGTTAGTAGAACAAACAGCTGAAAGTTTGGCTCAAATGAAGCGAGCAGCTGAAATTTACCACGAAGAAGGATTAATAATTACTGTTATGGATCGCACAGGGAACGCAGTTCAAAAAGAACATCCAGCGGTCAATACTTATAACAAGTATGCTAATTTATTTAAGACTTTGGCCACTCAATTAGGATTAAGTCCTAGTGCCAGAGCACAGTTAGCTGAATTACAAATGCAAAATCAAGAAGAAGCTGAAGATGAAGTTCTAGGTATTATTAATAGTTAGGTCCAAGTCCACTATAGTGGATAAAAAACCCACGTCTTTTTGTGATTTTTTCAACGTTTCAAGCTAGGGTTATTGGTTTTAAGCTTGAATCACTCCTTAAAGCCAAGGCATTTGTCTTGGTATACATATATTCCATTGGAGACATGATTCCTCCGCCTCCGATTAATCACATTATTACTCACTCCAATGGAATATTAAGTAGATGTAGCTCAGTTGGTTAGAGCGTCTGACTGTTAATCAGAATGTCGTAGGTTCGAATCCTACTATCTACGTTGCGGGTAAACTGCATTTGGAAGCGTGCAAGGTTCGATTCCTTGCTGTCTTATTACCGGTGTGTTTGGCGTAGTTGGTAGCTACGGAGCAAACACAAAAGAAGTCTGGCGGAGAGGTCAGCATAAGTCCTACTCGGAAACCATCGGGGACAACTACCAGGTGAGATGTGGCGGAATAGGTAAAGCCACAGTGAGATTGATAATCTCTGCGGAGACCAACCTCACTGAGTTAGCAAAAATACCCAGTGGCTAGTTGTAAGGTGCAAATCCTTACCATCTCGTTGTAAATAAGTTTCGTAGGCTCTAGGCTGATAGGGGTATCAGTCTTATACATAGAGAGGTGATTCAATGTCCTTTGATAATTTAGAAGGATTCAGAGAACACCCAGCTTATCAATACGCATATGGAGTATCAAATGGTGATATTGTAGCCAATAAAGATATAAAAATTGTGTGTGATAAATTTATCCAAGACATAGAACATCCAGAAGATAATGATTATTTCTTTGATTTTAAATTTGCAGATAAAATTACAGAAATGACTAAATTAATTAAAATGCCATCAGGTGTAGCCGCTGGGAAATTAGCTCGTACTGAGTTAAAAGGATTCCAGTGGTTCTTTTTTATGAACGCTTTAGTTTGGAAGATGAAATCAGATCATGAGAAACGTAGATATGAAAAATCTGTACTACTTATTGGAAGAAAGAATGGAAAAACTTTTTTAACCGCTATCATTTTCATACTGCTTTTACTATTGGAGCCTAAGTATAGTAATTTATTCTCAGTTGCTCCAGATTTGGAATTATCTTCATTGATTAAAGATATGATGGGACAGTTAATTGATTCTTCACCAGCATTGAGAAAACACTTTGAAATTTTGAAGAGTGAAATTAGATGTAAACCAACTAAGAGTGTATTTAAACCTCTTGCCACATCTAATAACAGAATGGACGGTAAACTAATTCGCCGTCATAGCTTAGTAATAAGCTATTAGAAAATCGGGTAAAATCGGTAGAAACCTTATGCATCAATGTAAGAAGATACCGAGTTAAGTCATCAACTAAATATTGATGGACAATGTAGAGCATAGTAGGTGAAACTCTTATTTGAGAATATAATCCTGCCACGAGGACCCGACCCCTTATTCAGGGTGAAAATTTATGCCGACCTATATGGTGACATATAGAAGCTAAGATAAAAAACTTAGCGATAACAGAAACGAGATTAGCTAACGTTTTCTGTGCTGATGAAGTTGGGGCACTTTCGTCATCATATCCTATTCAAGCAATGGTATCTTCACAAATGGGTATCACTAATCGAACAGGTATTTTGATTTCAACAGCCTATCCAACGCTAAACAATCCAATGACACAGGAAATTGATGTTGCTGAGAAGATTATTCGCGGTGAGGAAGATATAAAAACTGAGTTTGCTTTATTGTATCGTCCGGACAACCCCAAAGAATGGGCTACTTCAGACGAAGAGCTGTTTAAAGCTAATCCATTAGCTATCGAAATTCCTGAAAACAAGGATTTCTTGATAGAGCAGAGACGTTTAGCTGTGATTTCACCAGAACAGCGTGCAAACTTCCTAACCAAGCACATGAACATTTTTATCAATGGTGACGAAGTAGAACAATATGTTTCTGAAGAAGACTTGGTTAAATGTGAAGTTGATGATGGATCAATCGACTGGAATGGCCGAGAAGTATATATTGGATTAGATTTATCGCAATCAGATGATAATACTGCGGTGTCTATGAGTTCTTATGATTTTAGTGATAATACGCTTTATGCGAAATCGTGGGCCTTTTATCCTAAGATGAAAGAATCAGAAAAGACAAGATTCGAGAAAGTCGATTATGCAAGAATGACTGAAAAAGGTTATTCATTCGCATGTGGCGACACAGTTGTTGATTACAATGCAATCGAAGACTTTGTATTGAGTTTGGAAAACACATACGGAGTGAAAATTAAGGGTATCGGATATGATAAGTGGAATGCAGCTGCTACAGTTCAAAGGTTATCCAATCATGGATATCAAGTGATCGAAGTAAGGCAGAATGCTTTTGGTTTATATGAAGGTACCAAACTTTTAAAAGAACAAATACTACAAACAAAGTTCGCTTATGAGGAGAATGATCTTCTTAAAGAGAACTTTTTAAATGCACGAATGGTGGTTAATGCTCAATTAGCATACTACCTAAATAAGAAACAATCAGACGGAAAAATTGATATGGTAGCAGCTTTATGTAATTCAACAGTGCTCTGGAATCAGGATATTGTTGACGGAAATTCTACTATTATGTCTTATGTAATCTGATTAGAAAGGAGATTTAATGGGATTTTTTGGATTAACTGGTAAAAGTCCAAAACGCAGTAAAAAAGCTGGTAATGATGCTATGCTCACCAACACGACATATAATCCAACGGTTAATATGACACTTTCTTCTATTATTCAAGGAGAAACAGCCGGATTAACTGAAGATGAAGTATTATCTATTCCAGCTGTTGAAGCTGCTATGGAGTTAATTACCAGTTCTATTGGACAATTAGACATTAAACTCTATTCACGAAGAGAAAATGGTGATTTAAACGAAATTATTGAGGATCCACGGCTAACTTTGTTAAACCGAGAAGCCAATGAAAACCTTGCTGGTTATGATTTTAAGCGGAAAATTGCTAGAGATGTGCTGTTATATGGAGCTTCTAAGTCTTATATTAAGCGAAAAGGTAATAAAATTGACGGAATCTATCCGTTAGATACCAAAGATTTAACGATTCAGACCTATTCCCATGATGGATATAGTAAATATGGAATTGTGACATTAAACAATCAATCAGGAAGTTTTGATTTTTATGATGATTTACTTTTTAGTGTTTTACGTGATTCAGACGATGGGATTACCGGTCGAGGGGTTATTAAAAACAACGAAAAAACGCTTAGATTGGCTCTTAACCAGCAAAATTACGAAACTAATTTAATGGATAACGGTGTTATGCCAACTTCTGTATTGGAAACAGATTCTAAGGTCAGCAATGATACGGTCTCCAAGCTTAGACAGGATTGGCACTCACTTTATTCGGGAGCTAAAAGTGTTGGTAAAACATTAATTCTTGAACAAGGTCTTAAATTTAAGTCAATTACAATGGATCCAAATTCATTGGACTTAACGAATGAAAAAAAGAGTGTTTTAGCAGATATTGCTAGAATGTTTAATATTCCAGAATCAATGATTAATAGTGCAGCTAATAAATACGATTCAAATGAAGCTAATAATTTGTATTTCATGCAATATTGTTTATCTCCAATTTTAGTTTCTATCGAATCAGCTGCTAACAACACACTGCTTCTTGAAAATGAAAAAGATAAGGGCTTTGAATTTAAGTTCGATACAAGCTCATTAATTAAGTCAACTTCTAAAGAACGTGTTGAAACGGCTATCAATGAGTTTAATGCTGGAATTATTACCAATGTGGAAGCTCGTAGACTTACCGGTAATTCTGTACGTGATGATATTCCAGAACATTTGAGTTTAACAACTGGTTCAGTGTTATTAGACATTAACACAAAAGAGTTGATTAACCCTAATACAGGAGAAACGATGACTACTGGCGAAGTTGGTATAAAAGAGGAACCGAAAGAATCGGTAGATACAAATACTGATGAAAAGGAAGTTGTAAACAATGACACAGCTCAAGAGAATGGAGATTCGAACGTTACCCATTCAGCTACACCAGAATGACAATGAAGAATTAAGTGTTTCTGGATATGTTAATGTAACAGGTTCGTTATCTGAACCCATTATAAATAGTAATGGAGAATATTTTAGAGAAACAATTGAACAGGGTGTTTTCAATAATGCCTTAGGTCGTGCTGATAGGGTAGATTTTCTAGCCGAGCATGACACTACTAAAATTTTAGCAACTACAGAGAATAGCTCTTTGGAACTCAATGAAGATTCCAAAGGGCTTTTTATGTCCGCTAATATTTCGCCTACTAGTTGGGGCAAAGATGCTTACCAACTTATTATTGATGGAATCATTCAAGGACTTTCTTTCGGAATGATTGTTTTAGACCAAGATTGGAGTACATGTGATGATGGACTTCCACTAAGAACAATTAGAGCGATTGAATTATTTGAAGTTTCAGCAGTACGACACCCAGCCTATAAATCTTCAAGTGTTGAGGCTAGGGGAATAGAACAGATTAATGACATTGAAATTCCAAAAGAATATAGAAATAAGGAGAGTGAATCAATGGCTAATAAGAAAGCTAAAGAACCAGAAGACAACAAAAAAGTTGACCCAAAAACAGAAGATAATCAAACTCAAGACACTGAAGTTAAGAACGATAATACAAGTTCTGAAACCAAGGGCCCAAAGAAGAACGATGGTGAACCAGCTAAAGACACCACAAATGCGCCTAAAAATGAAAGCGATTCCAATAAAAAGGAAGAAGTCAAAGAAGACCGCGCCAATGAAGATGGAATTGCTAGTCTAAGCGCAAAACTTGATAAGGTTATCAGTTTGCTTGAAAGCAAAAATAAGGCTTCAGAAAAACGGGACGATGATACACCGGATGATTCTGACACAGATACGGACAGTCGTTCAGAAGACAAAAAACCAGAAACAGGTAAAAAGACAGAATCTCGTTCGTTGGAAGACGTGACGGAGTTAGCTGTCTTTTTTGATAAACAAACAAATTAGAAAGGGGCTTATTCATTAATGAAGAAGAGCTTAAAAGGGCTTTTAGAAAAGCGTAACAACTTAGCTTCTGAAGGTAAGAAATTACTCGAAAATGCTAAGGCAGAAAAGCGTGGACTAACAGACCAAGAATTAGAAATTGCAAAAGAATATCGCTCACATATTGAAGTTTTGAACGATGAAATCGGTTCTATCGAAGAAATTCGATCAGATCGAACAAATCTTGAAAACGAAATTGGAGTAGAAAAGAAAGATAACAAGGAAGAGGATGAAGAATTGGAAAAAGAAACACGTGATTTAGAAGACTTATATTTACGAAACTCACCAGAATTTCGTGATGCACTTTCAGCATCAGATATGACAGCAGGAAATGCTGCACCAAGTACAGATGGTAATGGTGGTATTACTATTAGTGAAACAGTTTATAACCAGGTTATCGCTAAATTGGAACAAATTTCACCAGTATTTGCTATGTCAAAACATTACGAATCAACTAATGGACGTCTTTCAATTACTCGTGAAGACAAAGCATCAGCTGATACAGGATTCATTGGTGAAGGTGAAAATGCTCCACAAATCACTAACTCACTTACACCAGTTGTATTAGACCAACATCGTGTTGCTGCTTACTTTAAGCTCACTCAATCATTAGTTAATGATTCAGCTATTGATGTTGTTGGATATGCTGTAGATCAAGTTTCACGCTCAATTGCACGTGCTATTTCACGAGGTATTTTAATTGGTGCAAAGAATGGCGAAAAAGCAGAAAATAACTTCCGCTCAGTCACAAAGGACGAAGGCGTTAAGAAAGTTACGTTCGCTGGTCAAGTTCCAACAGTTGATGAATTGATTCAATTCTATTCACAACTTCATCAAAGTTATCAAGCCGGTGCAGCATGGGTAGTTTCTAATGCTGTATTCCAAGCTATGGCTAAGTTAAAAGATGGTGATGGACGTTATCTAATCTTTTCAAATATTGTTGATGGTAAGCCAGAATACAAGATGTTCGGCGCACCAGTATATATTGATGATGCTTTAGATGGTTCAGCTACACCACTTGTATACGGTAACTTTGGAGAAGGTTATGCCGTAATGATTAAGAAAGGTATCAACTTGATGCACGTAACACAAGATACTCAACAAGCTCTTGCTGGTACTCATCTTGTAATCATGGATGCTTATATGGATGGTGCAGTTGTAAATCCTGACGCATTCTTGCTAGGTGCTACAGCAGCTCCAGCGTCAAAATAACACCCCCATCTGGGGTAAAAGTAACCCCAACTAAGGATGGGGCAAATTTTAATGCTGAATAAGGGGGTGCCTAAGTGGCAGAAGACCGAAGTAAACAATCATTAGTCCTATTCAAAAAGGATGGGACAAAGATTTCCACAGGCGAATTAGGTACTAATGGTATTACCTTAACAGGTATCGCTGCTGGTACCAAAGTAGTTGCTGGTGATTATAAACTTGCCTACACGGACGGTACACAAACATCTGATAAAGTAGATGCTCCGGCATTTACAGTTCCAGAAGCTAAAGTGACTGTCACTGGCGTAACGCTTTCACAAAAAACGGCTTCAATGAAAGTTGGAGACACAACCAAGTTAACAGAAACCGTTGCACCAGATAATGCAACAGACAAGACTGTAACTTATAAATCGTCAAATGAAGCAATTGCAACAGTAGCTCCCGATGGAACGGTAAAAGCCGTATCTGCCGGTACAGCTGACATCACGGCAACTACTGCTGATGGTGGATTTACTGCATCATGCGCAGTAACTGTTGTAGCAGCTGAATAATGGGGAAACCCATTATTATACATAAAAAGTAAGGGTGGTGTTCATTTTTGTCTGTAACAGTTGAAAATTTAATGGATAACCTGAACGCAGAAGAGAGTGAACGAGAATTTCTTGAATTAGTAATTCTACCGCAAGCCAAAGCGTTTGTGGAAACATTTATTAATCAAGAAGGAGTAACTCTCTCTGAGAACGAAGAAGTTATTAAAGACCGTTGTATTCTTTCGGTGGCCACAAGTTATTACCTTGATCGTGATACCACAGAGGCCTCTGATAGTAGGAGCTATGCTGGTTTAAAAGTGTTGATTGGTTCAATCAGAAAGCCTTCGTTAGGGTGAAGTAAATGGCCAGAAATGTAGATAGATGGAGATTTAAATATAAGCTAGAGTTTGGAACATTTGGAACAAAGGAACTTCCCAACGGTTTATATGTTGAAGATGATAGTAACTTTGTAATTAAGTTTACTCGAAGAGCTGCTAAAAAAGACAATAAACCTGGTATGACTGATAAGCAATCTGGTATTGATGTTAAAACCGATACTATTTTAGTTGTTAATAAGATTCGTGATGATGAAATCTCGGAATTCATGGATTTAGATACCTATACAGTTCGTTTCAATGGCAAGTTTTATAAGGTAAAACAGGTTGAAGAAGGCGTAACTAAGTTAGTGGACCAGCATTTCATTACACTACAACACTGGGAAGGTAACGGAAAGCAACCACATCCAGGGAGAAATTAATATGGAAGAAAATGTTACTGGAGTGGAAGACGTATTACAACAACTAAGTAATATGGAAATGGATGGCCGTAAAAAATCAAAGATTATTGAAGCAGGTGCCAGAGTTGTTGAAAAGGAGCTAAAAGTCGCTGCTAAAGAAGCCGGATATAATTCTAAGTTACCAAATATGCTCATATATAGTGATGGGCGGAAGTATGTAATTAAAGGACATTTTTCAGATTATGTAACTCATAAACCACATCAATATGCAGATGGATCAACTGACGTTGGTTTTAGCAGACATGGTGTAGCAGTTGCACACTGGGTTAATAATGGAACGTATCGGCAGAATGGTCAACACTTTATGGAGGCACTTGGTGCTGAAGATCATGATGAAGCATTTGAAATGATGGCCGAAAAATCAAAGGAAGTTTTAGGGGGTGAGTAGTTGGCAGCCAATACTTTAAAAAAGTTGCTACGAGAAAGTAATATTAATGGAATCGAACCAGAATTTATCTTTGCACACCGTGTCCCAAGTCCATATAGGGAACATGTGCAAGATAAAATCGTGATTTTATTAACCGATGTAATGACTGAATTTGAAGAGTTTGGCAGTAACCAGCCTCACTCCCGTGTAAACACGGTTCAGATTCAGTTTTTTTATCCGCTTGATTATGCAAACGAGCCAGAAGACATCGAAAATACTGTTTTAATGTATGCGTTCAAAAATGGATGGTGTCCAGGAGTGTCGCTGGGTTCGGTATTAGACCCAGAAACACACAGCCTCTATTCAACATATCAATTAAATCAAACAAAAGCGTTGTAATCCAATTTTGGGTTACAGCGTTTTTTTTACATACAAAAAAGAAAGAGGTAATTATAAATGGCTGAAAAGTATGGTTTTAGAAAAGCAATTACAGCTCTGATGGATAAAGACACAGAGCAAATTATTACTGGCGCCGAAAAAGGACTTAGTGAAAACGGTCTTTTCACAATTGATGCTTCAACTAGTAAGGGTGTTATTTCTGGTGCAATTACAGGTTTAGCTCCAACACAAACTAAGGTTTATGGTTCTGATGCTGTTGTAGATATCATCGCTCAAGGTACTGGTGCTGTTTCATTAACACTAGCTGCCAATGATATTCCTATGCAAATTCTTGGGAAATTATCTGGTATGGATTATGACGCAGCTACAGGAGCATACAAGTTAGGTAAGGATAGTAAACCACCATTCTCTGTTGTTGATTTAGTGTCAACAGATGGTGACAAACATCCTATCCACTTTGCGCTATATAAAGGTAAGTTCGGACCAGAAGAAGTTAGTCTTAATACCAACCAAGATCAAGTTAACCGTGCCACAGATTCTGTCACATTTAGTGCTGTTAACCGTAATAGTGATGGTTTCGTATATGCAATGTATGTTGAAGATGAAACTCATAAGGAAGAAGACATTCTTAAGGATATCTTCAAAGGTTACACATCAACTCCAGCAGCTCCAGCGTCAAAATAACACCCCCATCTGGGGTAAAAATAACCCCAACAAAAGATGGGGCTAAGTTTGATGCTGAATAGCTTAAAGAGTAGAGATTAATTTCTCTACTCTTTTTTACATATAAGAAGAAAGAGGTAATCAAAAATGGCTGTAAAAATTAACGCAAAAATCTTAGGAATTAATAAACCAATCGAAGTAAAGGAATCAAATCGTAACTTGAAGCTGGCAATGAAGTTACAAATCAAGTTTGCTAAAAATTCAGAAATTGATTCCGATGATGCAATGGAAAGCATTACGGGTCTATTAGAAATCGAAGAAGCTACAACTGAATTCATTTCAACAGTTCTTCGCTTGAATGAAAAGCAACAAGAACAATTAGAAGATTTGGACCAAGAAGAAACTGGTGACTTACTTCAAGAAGTGTTGTCTAAATTACTTCATTTAGATGAAGCGGAAAATGAAGATGATGGAGAACCAGTAAAAAAATAAAGTGGTCTGACATGCTTGAAGACGTGTATTATCTTCAAAATCAGTTAATGCAACAAGGATTGTCTATAGACGACTTTGATGATACTGATTATTACGAAATGTTGGAAGGCATGAGCGCACGTTCGAGAGAAGACAGACCAAAAGAGCTTTCCGAGTTGTTATCAAGACTTGGAGTTGGAAAGAAGTAGCAACTAAAACTACTTCTTTTTTTATACATAAAAACGGCAAATTTAACCCAAAGAAGAGGAGGTTTAAATTTGAGCAGAGCAAAAGCATCAAGTAATATGGTTTTTCACATGGAGATAGATGATGTGAAATTTACACCTACTATCCAAGAGATGAAACGCCAAATTACCTTGACGAGAAAAGAGTTCGATTTACAAATTCGAGCTGCTAAAAATTTAGGCAATGAAGAACTTGCGTTAACTAAGACTGTCGAGAAACATAATGCGGTTGCAGAAAAAGAAGCATTAATGCAAAAACGTATTCAAGAAGTTCTTGAAAGAAACAAGGTAGTTACGCAAGAAAACATGGCAATGGTTTCTAAGGCAACTAATCAGCTTAAAAATTCTGAGAGTGTCGAACAAACTGCCATAGCTCAAAAGGAAAAAGCAACAAAACAATTAAAACGTTTGCAATCAGGTGTTGATGGATTATCTAAATCTATCAAAGAAATGTCTGATGCCGACAGGTTAGTTACTGAACGATTAAAGGCAGAGGGGAAAGAAACTGAAGCCCAAGAACAACATTTAAAAAGTTTAGATAATCAGCGGACGGTAACAAATAAGCTGATTAAACAGCAGTCTAAACTATTACACGATTTAGGTAAAGATTCGCCAGATTATTCTAAAGAAAAAATGGCATTAGAATCTTACAAAACTTCTTTAGCCAAGTTAAATAAAGAAGAAAAACAAGTCGCTGAACAAAATGCTAGGTTGAATAAAAACTTATCAGCTAATAAGGAAAGCATTGCTCGTATTAATAGCGTAACTAACGCGTATGTCTCAAGATTAGAGGCCGAGGGTAAACAATACTCCGCCAATAATGCCAAACTAAAAGGGTTGGTTCAAGAATACTCTATCAGCAAAAAGATGTTGAGTGAACAGGTTGCTGAATTAGGAAGACTTAAAGATAAATACGGAGAAACCTCCAAAGAGTATAAAAATCAAGAAGCCGAAGTAAGCAAGCTAAACTCAAAGATGGGCGTGCAAGAAGCTAAGTATAAACAACTTTCAAAGGTTACTGGTGGATATACAGCCGCTATGATTGCTGCATCTGATAAGGCTGCTGCATTCAGTAAGCGTATGGGTTCAATTGGTGACAAATTTATTGCTGTTGGACAATCAGCAACCTTGTTTAGTTTGGGTATTGGTGCTGCTCTTGTTAAAAGTAATAAAGACGCTAGTACACTCCAAGATACTTTCATAAAAACTAAAAATATTATCCAAACCTCAGGTGAAAGTGCTAAAGAATCTATTGCTGGTGTTACAGCAATGCAAAAAGATGCCAAGAAATATTCTTTGGAATATGGTGAATCCCAGAATGATATTGCAAAAGGTTATGAAGAATTAGTAAAACGTGGCTACTCTTCTAAGCAATCATTGGGTGCAATGAGGAATGAATTAGAGGCTTCAAAGGCTTCTGGTGACCAATTTAGTGACGTATTGACTGTTACATCTCAAACGATGGAAGCCTTTGGTATGACCATGGACAAAAATGGTCAACCACTTAAAAGCACAAAAGTAATGACTGACCGCACTAAAGATGCTGTTAATAAATTAGCATACGCCGCCGATGCCACATCAGCAAACTTCTCGGACATGGGCGTAGCTATGAGTTATGTGGGTTCTACAGCTCATACAGCTGGATTCAGTTTATCCGAAACTGCTAGTGCATTGGGCGTACTCTCAAATAATGGGCTAGAGGCTGATAAAGCCGGTACAGGTCTGCGTAAAGTAATTAATAGTTTAATTGATCCAACTACAAACGGAGCTAAAGCTTTGGCTAATTTAGGCCTTAGCACCAAAGATTTTGTTGATCAACATGGTAACATGAAATCTATGTCGGATATCATGAAAATACTGAATGACCATACAAAAGATTTGGGAAAAAACGAGAAGGGTGTTTTATTCAAATCACTTTTTGGCGTCACTGGAATGCAAGCTGGTGAAATATTAGCTAACAATGCTGACAATCTTGGTAAATTAAATGACAGAGTAAAAGATGCAACAAAGAACAATTATGTTCATAACTTAGCTAAAAAGAACATGGATTCTTTCAAAAATCAATTTGAAAAGATGAAAGCGGCATTAAGCAATTTAGGTATGGTCATGCAGGCCAACGTGATGCCTATGATAACAGGTCTTGTACAAGGAGCCACAAATATAATTAATGCTTTTGCTAAGATGCCTTCTGGCGTTCAAAAAGTAATAGTTGTTGTAGGGGCTCTTGCGATGGCGTTTGCTCCCGTTGTATTAACGATAGGGGGCATACTAAAATCTCTAGGGTTGATATCAGAAGCAGTGGGTCATGTTAATAGTAAGTTTAATAAACCTAGTTTAGAGGGCCCGAAGGCCACGATAACTGCATTGGAAAAAGAAAAAGCTGAACTAGAAGAAATTATTACACTTAAAGAAGAATCGAACCGCCTTGATTCGCAAGGGGGGCCGACTGGTGGCGGAACAGCCGCTTCGGTTGCTGAAGATGTTGAAAATTCTGATAGTGTTCTAGTTAATGGTGGACGTTCAGCTAGACGTCAAAAACAAGCATTTGATAAATCCTTTAAACCCTCTGGATGGCTCAATCAGATTCAGGATACAAGAGGTCTAAAAGAATCTGGTCAACGTCCAAACATGATGAACACAATGTGGAATGCCACAAAGAATACGATTGCAACACCGTTTAACATGATTGCACATCCAATCCAATCAATGAAAAATGGTTGGGGTATTGCAGGCGAGGTTGCTCCCAAAACAACAAATGTAATTGGCGGAGCTACAGGAAAATTCTCATCAATTCTAAAAGGATTTTTTAGTAAACTAGGTAGTATTGGAACTAAGTTAAAAATTCCAACCGCCTTAAAGGGTGTTGGAGCAGTTGGTAGAGGTGTTATGCCATTAGCCATTGGTGGTGCTGCTATTGGTGCACTAACAGGAAACTCTAAAAATCGTGGTAAGAATGTAGGTTCTGCTGCTGGTTCTTTGATTGGTGGAGCTCTTGGTTCAACACTCGGACCAGTCGGAGGTATTGCTGGCGGGGTAGCTGGTGGCGCAATAGGATCTAAACTTGGTTCAATGTTTGACGCCAGCAAACAGGGCAAGAAAGTCAAAGCCAACGCTAAGAAGCTTGCAAAAGTTGTTAAAGATGCCTGGACAATGGTTACTAATCCAATAAGTTCTAAAAAAAATTCTAAGTCTAACAAGGCTTTCAAGGACATTGAAAAGAACTTTAAGGGTATGGGAAACCCCATTAAAAAAGCTGCTAAAATAATTCAAAATGCTGGTAGGTCTATTTCTAGGGGTACAAAAGTCATAATGAAACCGCTCAGAAGTTTAGGTAGTTTCATTGGTAGAACATTTGGTAAGACGTTTACCAAAATGTGGAATTCGGCTAAGAAAACCTTGTCTAGCATAGGTAGGGATTTTAGTTCGATGGGTAAATCCTTAAGTAGAGCCGTTAATAAATATTTTGGCGGAAAAAATGGCGGGATTGCCAAGAGCATTGCAAGTACAATTTCTGCCATTAATAGTGTTTTAAAACCTGTTATCGGCTTGATTGCAGCGGTATTTTCAAAAGCATTTAGTCTTGCGATGACAGTTATTCGTGGAGCAATGGATTTAATTAAGAATGTCTTTAATAGATCCATTGGAGGATTTGTACAAATATTCAAAGGGTTTATAGAAATATTTGGTGGTATTTTCCAAACCATTGGCGGAGTAATCAAAGGTTTCACGACTGGTGATTGGTCAAGCGCATGGAAGGGACTTCAAAAAGTTATGACCGGCGTCTGGGATACGATGGAAGGTGCCGTAAAAGCTTCTTGGGGTGTTATAAAAGGTGTCCTTGATACTATTGGAGATGCTATTGGTAGCGTCACAAAGACAGTTGGTAATCTCTGGGATAAAGCCACTGGTTGGATCGGCGGTGGCAAGAAAAAGGGACATGCTCTTGGTGGTGAGATTCAAAAAGATCATGATGCACTTGTTGGTGAAGAGGGTCCTGAATATGCCTACAATAAGCGTACGGGTAAGGCTCGTATTCTTGGTGAACATGGCCCAGAAGTCACAAGGGTTTTTGCTGGAGAACATATCCTTACAGCTGGACAGACAAAAGGCCTTTCTAAGCAACATATCAAGTATCTTCCCAGTTATGCCAATGGTACAGAAGACAAATACATGTTCGGAACACAATCTCTTGCGAAACTCAAGCAAGGTAAGAATATGTTTGTCAATCAGAAGTCAAAAGACAAGAGGAGTAAGCAAAGCCAAACCCTTTCTCTGAATGTTGATAAGAAATCTCAGAGAAAGTTTGCTAAATCTTTAAAAGATTCTGCCAATAAAGTTAATAAATTCGAGAAGGATAATAAAAAAGCTTTAACTAAGAATGATAAAGATACGGCTAAATTGATGGATAAAACCACCAAAAAGATTGAAGATTCTTATAAAGATATGAGTAAGAATCTCACGAAGCGAATGGACGATTTGAAAAAAGACCTCAAATCTTCGTGGAGTGGTATTTATAAAGATACTAAGTCTGAAATGGACTCAATCTACAAATATGCAACTAGCCGAGAATCTGACCTTAAGAAGTATATTTCTAATGCCAATGATTCAATCTACAAGACGTGGAAAAAAGATTGGTCTAATGTCTCTAAATCATTTGATAATGAGTTTGCAAAACTAAAAGGTTATGCCAGAAATGGTATTAACGGTTCTATTGATTCATTAAATGGTGGTATTGGAAACATCAACGGATTGATTGGTAAATTTGGCGGTAACAGCTCCATTCTCCCAAAAATCAGTCACTATGCTACTGGTACAGATGGCAAGATTCAACAAGATGAAATGGCTTTAGTTAATGATGCACTAGGTAGTAACTATAAGGAAATTGTTGTCCTACCTTCTGGTAAGATGATTATGCCTGAAGAGCGTAATGCTGTAATGCCATTGATGGAAGGTTCAGCAGTTATTAATGGTAATCAAGTTGCTAATCTTAAAAATTCTGGACGATTGGTAGCCCATGCAAGTGGAACCATGGATGCAGATCAAGTTGACAAGATTGTTAAAGCTAAGTTGAAATCTCCACAAGATTCTTGGAACACGGACTTTCAAAATAAAGTTACTAACGGAATTGGGACAAAACTTCAAACATCATTGACAACAAATAGTAAAGGTTCAACAAACAAAGCTGGTGTGCCTTGGTACAAAGCATTGTGGAACGTAATTTCAGAAACAATGGGTAATGCAGCTGGAGGACCATGGCTTCACAGTCCAGGTGCTGGCTGGACACACACTGATGGATTTGGTTCCTCCCGTGGCGGTGGTCGTGTTCACGATGGTAACGACTTCTCATCTGGACAAGGCGCCGTAATTCATGCAATGCACGGTGGACGTGTTATCTATGCTGGAGGACCTCCTGCAGGCTGGGGACCAATTGGGTACAACATCATCACAAAAGGTAGTGATGGACAATATGTAATCTACCAAGAATTTGGACGCGCAAACAATGCTAGAGTTTCTGTTGGAGATAATGTTAAAACCGGGCAAGCAATTGCAACGTTAGGTCATTCTGGACTAGGTACTGGTCCGCATGTTCACGTTGGTGCATCTAAAAATCATCCACATCATAATGGTGGGTATACAACAAGTGGTTGGGAAGATATTACCAAGATGCATGGAACTGATGATGGCTCTGGAACGTCTCAAACTAAAACAGCAGAAGATAAACGTCTTGAAGCCCTTGTTAAAAAGGAACTAGGAAAGAAAGCAATATCTTATATTAGCAAAAATTGGGGTTCAGAAGTCACTGGTGGTTCGTATAAGGGTGGTTATAGTGTTGACATGATTGAAAAAGCCGCAAAGGCTATGCACGTTAATCCAAGTGCGGGGGAACTCGCTACTATTAAAGCTGTAATCCAACATGAATCTGGTGGTAGCTCTTCAGTAGTGAATAATTGGGATTCTAATGCAAAAGCGGGACACCCAAGTAAAGGTTTGCTACAGTTCATCCAATCAACTTTCAATGCTTATGCAATGAAAGGACACAACAACATTCTTAATGCTTATGACCAATTATTGGCAATGTTCAATGATAGTAATTGGCGGAGAGATGTGCACACAGGTGGATGGGGACCAACTGGACATAGACGCTATGCTAATGGTGGTTTTATTGATCATCATCAATTAGCTGAAGTAGGAGAGCTGAACAAGGCTGAAATGGTATTGCCATTAACCAATAAAAACCGTGCCTATCAATTAATAAATCAAGCTGTTAGATATATGGGCGATAGTGATTCTTATGGTAACGGTAATAACACTGGAACTGATAATTCTGAATTGTTAGATGAGATTAAACAGTTGCGTAACGATACTAATGATTTATTGAAACTATTAATTCAGGTAGTAAAAGATAAACCAACTGGTTATAACATCAAAGACATTCATAACGATTTAAAGAATGTAAATAAGTTTAAAAAGACAAACAATGCTGTAATGACAGGAAAAGTCTAGGGAAACCTAGGCTTTTTTACATAGAAACAGAAAAGGAGTGAGACGATGTGGCTGATACACAAGATGTAGACCCAAGAGTTTACGATAATATGAAGCCTTGGGAAATATGTTACGCGGGAATCAATAGTTCAGATATTGGCTTTGTAGTTGGACATTATTCGAAGCCCTTGGCTCCCCAGTTAACTCGTTCAGCAGTTGATATTCCTGGTCGATTTGGAGATTTGTATTTAGGAACAAACTATGGTGCTAAAACATGGACAATTCCAATTACAATTATTGCCACTGATCCAGATGATTATTACCGAATTCATGAAAATATAAGTAACGCCTTGATAGATCCGTTTGAAGATCCCGGACAACTCTATCCAATTGTTTTCGGAGATGACCCTAAAAAAGCAGAGTATTATGGACATTTTACTGAAATGCCGGATCCAGCGTTTGTTTCGGAAAATACATGGACAGCACAAACGACTTTAACATTCGTTTGCGCAGATCCACGAGGTTATTTACCAGAAAAGGATATTAAAATAACAGACCCAGTTACTTCAATCCCAGTGGAAGGTAATTCAGAAGCATTTCCTATTATTCATGTTGATGTGAAAAAACCTATTCCACATTTTGCATATGTAAAAGGTGATGAATATGTTGCGGTTGGTAATGATAAAGATTTTGATGCCGATGACCCAAATTATATTCAAAATAATGAGCCTATTATTTTAAATGAACCCTGTGATTCTATGGCTGGATTTACAGGAGGTGAACCAACTACTTTCTCTATTGTGAATGGACATAATGCTGGACATTTTCGTGGCACTGGTAATGCCATGACAGTTGATTTCCAAGATAAGGCTAACCCAGGCAATGGTAGACGAGATTGGGGCAAACCTCAAGTGGAAGGATCTTGGCATGGACCAGCAATGGTACACACACCAATAACGAACGTTACGAAAGACTGGCAATTTGAATTCAGGTTTCATCATACAAAATACTACAACCGTGCCATGGCTAAAATCGAAGTCTATTTACTAGACAGTGATGGAAAAAGAAGGGCTAGGGTTGCTATTAAAGATAAGAAATCTGGGGTTACACCAGGAATGACCTTTGATATAGGTCCAGATAATAATAATGCTCATTATGTTATCGGTAGTGGTGAGAATAAACCTTGGTTAGATTGGAAGGATGGCGGTGTTAATGGCAAAAATAAAACCGTTACACTAACATCTAAAAAGAAAGTCAAAGTTACTTATTATAAAAAAGAGGGACGAAAAAAAGTAAAAAAGACTAAATATGTTTGGAAAGCAAAAAAAGTTGAACTTGAAAATGATAATAATACTGGTGTTTTCTCCGACTTTTTTGGTTCAGTTAGAATAAGAAAAGTAGGAAAGTTGCTATCATGGAAAGTCACTAAGATAAATTCAGGTGATATGTCCCCAGAAAAGGTCTTATGTGAAGGTTCTTGGACAATGAGTGACGCAGACTACAAAAAATTTGATTTTGGATTATCTACTTTTGCGGTATTCATGGGGAAAATGGATATTACTGAAGATAGATGGGACCCCGTTAAAACCTATCATGAACCATATTTAAGTTTTACTGATGCAAAAATATGGAACATTGTTAACGGTGGTAATGAGAACAATGGTAAACCAACTAATATTCTCCAAGTTGGAGATGAGTTAATCATTGATACAGAACGAAAGCACACTTATAGAAATGGTATGCCATTCGATTATGAGACGGCCATGGGGTCAACATACCCAACATGGAATACCGATAAGCGAGAAAACGGAACCGTAGCGGTAGGCTTTGATCCGGCTCCTGGGGATTCGGTAGATATTGGAATAACTTATCGTCCAGCATATCAATAAAAAGAAGAAACTTCCTCTAATCTGGAAGTTTTTTTATTACATAAAAGGTACATTTTATTCCAAAAAAAAGAGGGGTTTGAATGAATAATAACGCTATATTAACAATATTGGACCAACATTTACACATTGTTGGTCACTTGAGTAATGATGGTAACGGGACCCCATTCTACAATGATACATTTACACGTGCGATTGCTAATGAAGACAGTGATATCTCAACAGATGATGTTACAGATAATCAAGCTTACATGACAGTTGCCGGAAATGTTAACACAAAAACTTGGTCACATACTCTGGATCAAATTGTAGTCCCAGCAGGTTACCAAGATTCTGAACTAATAACACAAGGAAACTCAATTGCATATCAAGACCCGTCAAATCGGCGCTGGTATGTAATGAGATTAAATACAATTCAACAAGAACACGATGCCTCAGGTAGAGTTTTAATTACAGCTAGTGGAACTAATATCGCTGCTAATGATTTATCTAAAAAAATTCCAGCAGCAAAATCTTTTAGTCGCTTAGATAACTCTAAAGAAGTTATCGCTACTTTACTAGCAAATACGGGCTGGTCAATTGATGATAACTCTGAGGTATTTACTAGTGATTCATCATTTGAAATTGATGGAACAAGTAATGCTCAGTCAATTTTACAAGACTTGTGCACTCAATATGGCTTTGAAATTGATGCCTATGTATTACTGAATGATAATGGGCAAATCGCTCGTAAGATGATTGAGTTCAGAAAGAAGTTTGGTGAAGATGAGGGAAGAACTGTTTACTACGGTGATAATATCATGGATATTACACGTGAAGTAGTTGATACAAACCTTTTCACTAAACTATATATTCAAGACCCAGATGGTAAAGATACGGTCAAAAGTGCTAATGATGGAAAGAATTATATTGTAGATGATGAGGCAAATGATTTATATAATCCGCCAATAGATGGTTCAGAAAGAACTTATTTTGAAGGTATGATTCAATCACAAAGTGTTTATTCAGCTGAAGGGTTGTTATCATGGGCAAAGACACAAATGAAGATTTTTAATCACCCAAGAATGAATTACACAATCACAATTAGTCCTGATTTTGATGCTGACTTAGGCGACACTATTCGGATTATTGACTACTCAATGAATCCAAAGCTTACAGTAGTAGCCAGAGTAATCCAAAAAATAACTAGTTTCTCAGACCCTTCTCAGTGTCAAGTGGTGTTGGGTGAGTTTGCGACGGTTAAAGTAATTGTTCCTGGGTATATCAGTGTTTTAGAAGATAGGATTAATAGTCAAATTCTTAAAAAGATTGATGAACTGCGCTCAGGAAAGAAACAAGCAGTAGTCCAATTAATCACTCCGAGTGGAAAAAGTTGGAGCAAGGAAGATAGTAGTAAAACAATTATTGCTAGAGTGTTTGTAGACGGTACTAATTTAACTAGTTACCTGAGTAAATCAGCCTTTATCTGGTCTAAAACCAACGCTGTAACTGGTATACACGATTTGAATTGGGAAGAAAAACATAAAGATGATGGGTATCAGGTCACTCTTGATGATGGAGATGTTGGTAACATTACTTGCACGATTGAGGGAGACTACTTAAAAGATGATGCGGAATTATCTCTTAGTATGACTAACACTCTCTTATTTGATAAAAAACGGGTAGATTTACCAAAAGATCATTGGGGTGACCCCATTGCAGGCGCATTCCAATACCAATGGTACGATGAAGTTAATCAGATGTTAGTTACTTCAGTTGCATATACAGAAGGTACAAAAGGACAAGGAAATCGTTCTAATACAAGCGATACTAAATATCATCGTTTTAAATTAGATGGAACTTATGTTGATTCTATGGTCGTACAAGGCGGTGGACATGGTAGCAGTTTTGGAGCACATTTAGTCAATGGTGTGCCAGAGATATGGACATTATCGACCAATACGGCAGGTGGCAATATTTCCTTAGGTAGGTTTAAATGGGTACCTAATGCGGTTGTGAACCAAGGTAACGGATTAGAGGTTATCGCTAAAATGCCGGGATTAGATGGACATTGGTTTAGACGAATTGCTTGTGATTTCGAACAAGGTTGGGTTTTATCTGTAATGGGTGGTGGACCGGTAGAAGTATTAAGAGTTGAAGATTTGCTTGCTGGTAAATGGAATCCTATTTACAGTTTTAAAATTCAACAGTTTGGATTCAATCCAGTGGCTAATACGGAGCCTAACTTTAACACTATGCAATCAAACGATATTCATTTTCCTTACATGTTCATTAATTCTGGTGACGCAAACAAGAAAGACCCACGAATTCTAAGTTGTATTAATGTTGTTACGGAATCGGAAGTGTTTCACATAGAAAACCGTCTGGATATGTTCGGAAGTAACTGGGTAGATAACTATTTTGAACCTGAAACTATTGGTTACTACCACGATAAGAACGGAGCCTATGTGCTTCAAGGATTCGGAATGTTAGCCAAAGAAAATGACACAATCTATCTTCATAGAACACTTTTTAAAACCCGTTTAAATGTACGTGATGATAGTGGTGACAAAAAGAACTATATTGACAAAGATACTGGTGGAGAGGAGGAAAACGTAGCATGAGTTCAATTGGACAAGGCAGTATAAGCATTGACGATAGCACTCGTATTGGTGAAAATGCACAAGATACAGCAAACAAAGTAGCGGGAAATGTAAATGACATTAATAGTGATAACAAGCTTACTCCTACTGAAAAGCTAAAATTAAAACAAGAATATGACAAAGATGTTGAGCTTTATAATATTGATATCGAACAATTAAAATCCGTCAATTTACCTACAGCAGAATTAGATTCTGCTTTGAGCAATTTAACTAAATTTGTAACTCCATTGTTCAAAGAAATGAATAGAACTTCAACTGTAGACAGAGATACTTTAGATAGTGTATTCACAGTTTTTGCTACGGCAGATAAGAATGCCTCTCAAGCATTTGTAAATATGGTTCAACAAGTAGCAGATGATGCGAGAATTACTGGTGAAGCAGCAAAAGCCGCTGGAGATAATGCCCAAGAGATGGGCGAAGAGGCGAAAAAAACTGGTGAAGCAGCAAAAGCCGCTGGAGAGGCCGCTCAAAAAACAGCTGACGAAGCAAAAAAAGCGGGTGAAGATGCTAAGAAAACAGCCAATGAGGCAAAAATCGCCGGAGATAATGCCCAAAAGACTGGTGAAGAGGCAAAAAAAACTGGGGAAGAAGCTAAAGCATCAGCTGGCCAAGCAAAAGCGGATGCCACTCAAGCTAAAGCAGACGCAGCTACCGCTCAAAATAAAGCTCAGTCTAGTATTGACCAATTAAATAAGGCCAAAACGCAGATTAATAGTGATATTACAGACGCTAAAAATAGTGCTCAACAAGCTTTAGATAACATCACGGTAGTCGATTCCAAAGTTGATAAATTATCAACTTCAACTACGGCTCAATTTAATACACTAAATAATGGTTACCAAGAAGTGATTAGTACAGTCGACAATATGGATATTGGTGCTACTAACCTCCTTAAGAATAGTAAATTCGATGACAAGATGAATAATTGGCGTATTTGGTGTCCACAAGGTATGGGAACAAGTACGGTAGAGATTAATCCAACTGGTGGTGAAGGAGATTGGCCAAGACAAGCAATCTATTCAGCTAAGATTATTAATACAGAAGCCGATAAAAATAACCAGTTTGGTATTGCACAGGATAATGTTCCAGTAGAGCCAAGCACAGAATATGTATTACAACTTTTTAACAATGGTTCAGATCCAATCACTCTTCAACATGGTAGTGGGACAGGAGACCCGTTTGTTAAACAAGTTGTTAGTGACCATAAAGCGGCCTGGAAGTTTAAAACGCCAGCCGATATTTACACAACCAATATCTATATCGGTTTCAATTCGGGACAATCGGGTACAGCTTGGATATCTTTAACAAAACTTGAAAAAGGAAATAAAGCTACTGATTGGTCACCAGCACCAGAGGATTTAGCTAGTCAAACACAGATTACAACTTTAAACAATTTGATTGACCAGAAAGTTTCTAACAATCAATATCAATCAGATAAAACGCAAACAGCTGATCTAATTAGTCAAACGGTTACCAATGCGGTCAATAATATTAATGTAGGTGGAAGAAACTATTTATTGGCAACTGGCACACCATTCACCAAGACAATAGACGCATCCGCTGGTGATATATATGATTTTAATTATTGGTACAGTTTTGGAGAGTTGAACAAGGCCCCTTTTAAAAAGGGTATGGAAGTAATGTGGAGTTTTGATTGGGAAGTTTCAAATATGACAAGTTATGGTCAAATTGAAATGTATTTAGAAAGTTCCCCGTTCTCAGTTAATAAAGTAATAGGATCTATTGGTGCAAAGGATTTACGAATATTGCCATCAGCTACTAATACAAGCGGACATGTGGAAGCATATGTTACTGTAAATGAAAATTTTTTGAAGAATGCATCGAAACAGTTTAAGCATGGTGTGATGAAGCCGTTCAAAGGTACTTTAACCTTTAAAAATGTTCAGCTGGTGATTGGTAATAAACCAGCGAGCTGGTCACCAGCCCCAGAAGATTTTGCAGCTAGTACCGAAATTGACCAGTTAAATAATGCAATTAAGCTGAAAGCTGACTCCACCGATGTAACCTCACAAATTAATGTAGCTATTAAAGGAGTCCAAACTGACGTAACAAATAAAGTTAGCAATTTAACTACAAAAGTTTCTCAAACAGATTCAGCGTGGCAAGCAGCTGTTAGTAATTTAGGAAAAGCAAATTTGGTTGTTAACTCTGAATTGAATAATAATGCCACTGGATGGAATAAAGGTGTGTGGTACGTTTCAAGAGGTGCTACATCAATGCACAATGGTACTTCCGCTATGGGTATTAATCAAACAGGTTTACCAGCGGATCAATGGACTGATGCAGTTTCACAACCAGTTCGATTAGCTAATGATTCTCAAGTGTTTTCTTTCGACGTTTGGTGTTTGATATATAGTTTAGAAGCTGGTGCCACAACAAGCGCTTCCATTGATTTCTTTGATAAAAATGGTACTCGTATAGGTTTTCATGATATAGTTGCTGATAACAGTCTTGGAACATATCAAAAGTTGTCGGTTGCAAATGTTCCTGTTACAAAAGGTGCGTTTGGGTTTGCTGTTAGTTATCACTTACATGGAACTGGTGGTCATGTAATGTACTCTCAACCAATGCTTGTGGCAAGTTCAGCCAATGCTTCTGTATACCAACCTGATTCTGTTTCTAAAGCGGATATTACAGCGTCAATTAACGATATTAATTTAAAGGTTTCAAACTCAGACGGTTCTTCATCACAAGTAAATATCAATAACGATACGATTTTATTGGATGCTAATAAAATTGTCTTTAATGGTAATACAAGCATTCAAAATGGAACAATTGGAACAGCCAAGATTGCCAATGCAGCTATTAATACAGCACAGATTGCAGATGGAGCAATTAACAACGCTAAAATTGCCAATGCTGCTATCAATAATGCTAAGATTGCTAATGCAGCAATTGATGGAGCAAAGATTGCAAATGCTGCAATTAATACAGCACAAATTGCAGATGGAGCTATCAATAATGCTAAGATTGGACGCTTGGCTGTTGATAATGCACAAATTGCAGATGGTGCGATAAACAGTGCAAAAATCTCAAATGCAGCTATCAATACAGCACAAATTGCAGATGGAGCTATCAATAACGCTAAGATCGCGAACGCAGCTATTAATGATGCCAAGATATCGAATCTGAATGGTAATAAGATTGTTGCTGGCAGTATTACTGCTGACAAGATTAATGTTAATGATTTGATTGCGAACGGTATTAACACCAAAACATTGACGTCTGTTAACTTAAATACTAGTACGTTGACAACTCCTCAGCTTGATCTTGGATTGAATGGAACGTTTACCGAAGATTTTGATTACACGCAACCAACTTCGATGTTCTTACCAAAGAAAAATAAAGGGACGTTGACCTTTGACCATGGTGTTTTGCAATCCAAAGGTAATATGCAAACCTATGTTGGTGGTAAATGGGGCGGTATGAATGATGGTTACACCTTCCAAGCCGGAATTGATAACTCCCAATGGACGGAAGTTGCCCCTGGGTATATCAAACTAGATTTATTCAAACAAAATGATGCTGACGTTGGACAGCGTACCTATATAGATCCAACGGGTTATTACTACACATCAAGGAACGGTATTGCTAGTTATTTAGGTAACGTTTTACAAACTCCACAAGTTCAAACTTCTAGTGTGCTTACTAAGTATATTGGGCCAAGTGATGGAGAATTGCGTCTACAAATTGGCAATAATGGTAACCACTACGGTTTCCAAGTTGGGTCTTATGCTGGAAATGAAGCAGTCTTAAGTGACTTCATATATGACTCTACAACGAGTGGCGCAGCAAATGTCAATATCACTGCAAATGGTCATCTAGTTCGATCAACTTCCGCTTCAAAGTATAAGTACAACATTAAAAATCCGGATATTGAAACAACCCTGGGTGACAGATTGTTAAATGTACACTTAGCAACATGGAACGATAAGCGTGCTGTAGATATGTACGCAGAGCAATTAAGCACAGGAGAAGAAAGAGAAAAATCTTCAATTGATGAATATTATGGTCTCATTGCTGAACAGCTAAGAGATGCTGGTCTGGATATGTTTATTAGTTATGGTAAAAACCATGAAATAGAGGGTATTCAATATGATAGAGCGTGGGTTCCACTTTTATCTGTCATTAGAAGATTAAACGATAAAGTAAATGAATACGAATTGAGATTAAGTAAATTAGAAGGAGCAAGTAAATGAATAGCTTACAGATAACAACAATTACTGTTTCTAACAATGCTGATTTGGGAAGCGGTACAACTAAACGAAAAATCGGTTATACAGGTTCTTTTTTAGATGGAACACATACAGAAGGCTTCATTTTATTAAGTGAAGAAGAATTCTTAAAAACTAATTTTTCTGATTTAAAAAATACTATTGGAAATAAATTGATTGAGAACCTAGGAGGAGAAATCAGTGGAAAACAATAAGACTGAACAAAATGAAGTTGAAGAATTAAAAAGTCAATTAGAGATAGAACAACGCAACAATAAAATTCTACAAGAATTAGCATCTGGCCGTGCGGCTCGTGTTAATCAATTAGAAGTAGAATTAGCATCATACAAAGTTATTTTATCAGAACAAAGCAAATAGGAGGAAGATAAACATGGCATTATCAACTAATCAAAGTATCTCATTAACTGGTGCATCAACGATTAATGGTGTACAGGTAGCAACATTCTCAACTGTAGTATCTAAAGGGCTATCATATACATCGGTATCAACACAAATTACAGACCAAGACTTATATGAAAAGAATAAGGTTGAGGTACGCAAAGATCGGAATGATTTTCAAACGGTAGCCGATAACTTAGCTGATAGTTTAGGTGAATAAAAGGAATATTTTATTCCAAAAGTACCCCTTACAAACGCTGATATAACAGCGTTTGTAGTTTACATAAATTAGAAAGGGGTACAAATATATGAATTTCTTTAAAAAGAAGAAGGTCGTTACCACCATTGCGGTGTTAGCGGCTTTTTTTGCGTTCATCAGTTTCAATCCTAAAGCCCATGCAGCTAAAGGAGATTACGGTGTCGATACTTCAATTTATCAAGGTTATAGCGGTAAGTTTGGTTATGCAAAAGATAAATTTGGTATTGCTCAAATTGGTGGAATTAATAACGGATATGTGTATGGGCAAAATACGTATCAATCTCAAGTACAGCAAGGACGTGCTTGGGGTAAACGTATGCACACTTATATCTGGTTCCAAGTTGGTGGTAGCCAATATAATGCCAATGTAGCAATGAATTACTTCTTACCAAAGGTTAAGACACCCAAAGGATCTATTGTAGCATTGGACTATGAAGATGGTGCTAGTGGTGATATCAATGCCAATACAAACGCTATCTTAACTGGTATGCGTAGAGTTAAGGCGGCTGGATATACTCCAATGTACTACAGCGACAAGCCGTACACATTAGCACATGTTGACTATAAACGGATTTTGAAAGAATTTCCAAATAGTTTATGGATTGCAGCATATCCAGATTACTCAGTCCGTAGCGTTCCTTATTGGGGCGTCTTTCCATCAATGCCAGGAGTTGCACTCTACCAATTCACTTCAACTTATGTTTATGGTGGGCTAGATGGTGATGTTGATTTAACGGGTATTACTGATAATGGCTACACAAAGAATACTAATCCAAGTGTTAAACCAAGTACACCAGCACAAAAACCTGTAGTTAATAGCAAGTTCAAGGTTGGACAAACTGTAAGAATTAAAAAAACTGCCAAACATTGGGCTACAGGAGAGGTTATTCCAAGTTCAATTCGTGGAAAGAGTTATAAGATTATCCAATCTGGTAACAAACGTTCGTTACTTGGTGGAGTTATGAGTTGGATTAATGATAGTAATATCGAAAAAGTATCTAATAAGCCAGCTGCTAAGCCAAAATATAAGACCTATAAAGTTAAGTACGGTGATACCTTGAGTGGTATTGCTTATAAATACAACACTACAACATATACATTACAAAGTTTAAATAACATTGCTAATGTGAACTGGATTAGTGTTGGTCAAGTATTAAAGATTAGTAAGACAACTCCAACAAGTCATGTTTATCACACTGTAAAGTATGGTGAATCTTGGTGGAGTATTGCCAATTCTAATGGAATGACAATGTATCAATTAGCATCTAAAAATGGAAAGACCATTAACACCATGATCTATCCAGGACAGAGATTGGTTGTGAAGTAATATGAGTGATTTTACTACACTAATTAGTACCGTAATTGCAGTTGGTGGAGTTTTATATGGATTGTTGAAGGTAATTATGAAGCCTAGTACGGATAAAATCGAAATTCTCTTAAAGCAAAGTGAAATCACGCAAAAGAAACTTGACACTTTTATTCAACAGTATTCTGATGTTAAGAGCGATTTAAGGCTCAATAAAAAAGAGCATGAAGAACTCTCTAATAGAATTAAGAAAATTGAGGATGATTTATCCGGTCTTAGGAATTGGATGTATGAGATGAAAGGGGAAGAATTTAAAAATGAAAAAGATAAAAAATGATTTAAAAGTTAATGTACGCTCTTATAAGTTTTGGATGGCCGTATTTTCTATGATTGTTATTGGTTGCGAATTTATCGCAAAAACCTATTTCCATGTATCAATCAGTACAGAGCTAAACGGAACTATTAGTAATTTGATTAACACACTCTTAGTGTTAATGGTCGGTTTAGGTGTTATTGATAATAAACCGGTAGATACCAAAGACGTTAATATCAGCGACACTCTTGGAAGCATTCAAGATGATATCAATGAGATTAAGGATATTGTGTTTAATTCAGCGCCACAAAAGCAAGAAGTTGAAGAGAAGCCAAAAGTAATTACACCGACAATCACATATTATCCAAAGGAAAAATAAGGGATTCCCCTTATTATACATACCGTGTTTTTGCCGTTCACGGTTCCTCTACCCCTGAAAAATGGGGTTACATAGAATTGAAAGGGGTAATTTAAGAATGGCAAAACGTATTAAATTGTTTAAGCAAGCTTCTTGGGACAATGTTAACCCAGAAAGTAAAACTTTGTTAGATGATTATGTCCTTGAACTTAAGTCTACTGGTAAATCAGAAAAGACTATCTATCAATATGTAGCAGATATCAAGGGGTTCTTGTGCTGGATTGAAGAAAACCAAAATAATGTCTACATTCTTGATTTAAAAAAGCGTGTATTTAGACGCTTTTTCTTGGTATTAATGGATAATGGTACGTCTTCAGCACGTATCAATCGGCTTCAATCAAGTATAAGAAACTTACTTGAGTTCGCAACTCAAGATGAAGACGAATACGAATATGATGTTAATGCTATGCGAGCCATCAAAGGCTTAGCCAAAAGTTCAGTTAGAGATATTGTCTTCCTATCAAATGAACAAGTAGATATTCTAATTAACTACTTAATGGATCATAAGCAGTACGAAAAGGCATTATACGTGTCACTATCCTATGATTCAGCCGGGAGACGTAATGAAGTTTCTCAAGTCCTTAAGGAAGGCTTTGTTGATTCAAACCAAACAAATGTCGTTCGAGGAAAAAGAGGCAAGACGTTTCGGTTAATTTACTTTAATCGTACACGTGAGATTGCTAAAAAGTACATGGAACAACGTGGAGAAGATGATATCCCCTCTCTGTGGGTGATTGGTAGGGGGAAAACGCTACGTCCAGCCTCTTATCAGACCCTATATAACTGGGTAATGTACTTCAGGAAAGTTCTCAAAGCAGAAACTGGCGAAGATATTAATATCAATCCTCATAGCTTCCGGCATTCAGCACTAGAAAACTATGGAAATGGAACTCATCACGTCCTTGAAGAAATGGGTAAATCAGAGTTACCACTGGAAGTGCTTAAGATCATTGCACATCATACTTCAATTGAGACTACTCAAGGCTATTTAAAGAACCATGATGATGATATTTTGGAAGATACTTTTGGAATTAAGATTAAAAATGAAGCGGAATAATCCGCTTTTATATACATAAATTGGCTATTTAAGTTTTCACTTCAAAACACGTTACAAAATGTATTTACAAATTCCTAATATGTGGTGTAATTAAGAGTATAAAGAATTTAAATATAAGGGGTAGCGTAATGAATTTTTCTTATGATAGTACCGAATTAATCGCAGATGCACAGGAAACCATGCAATTTTATGGACCAAGATTTGAAGTGTATGCAATTTACTCTTTACAATCAGTAGATGGACAAGAATATGAATATATTAGTGGCTTTGTAGATACTAAAGAACCAACTCGTGATGAAGCTGATACTGAAGATGAATATGAGCAATTAATTTCTGAATGGCAAGGTGGCCTAGATTTATTGAAAGATACTAAAAATGAATTGATGACCATAGATAGATTGATCCATCTATTAAACGAACAAAATTCAACAATATAAATAAAAATCGCCAGTCTTTTAAATTAGATTGAGCGATTTTTTATATTAAAAGGGAAGGGTTATATAAAGGAGCTAAACAGTTAACACGTTATATTTTTAGCTAGTTTACATAAATAACATTATACAAAGTAGTGAACTTCGGAAAAAACGAGGCACTTGATATACATAATTAACTTAATTGTAAATAAAAAGTCTCGCCCTAAGGCGAAACTGTAGCAATCTTATTAACATTTTGTGATATATCATCAACGTCTAAACTTAATGCAATCATAAAATGAATGTCTTTATGTAACTTAGGAATGCACACCGCTTGTTCGATTTTTCCTTCGATGCTTGGCTTATTATCTTTGATTTGTGTGTCTTCAATAAGTTGAAGGATAAAATCTTCACGCCTTGTCACGGGAACTTCCTTTAAATCTCTGCTATTACCAGTTATATAAACCATCATAACTTCCCGCCTTTATTGTTTTATTAACTAAATTATAGCATGTTTCAAATAAGAGGGGTGTAATTTAATCACTCTATATGGTTTGTTTTTTACCCATTTCCATTTTCAAGGCGTTATATAGGCGCATTCTGACGCTGTTTCAGACAACTAGACGGAGACTTATCCACTTACCTGCAAATAAATGAACGCTAGTTGGGTAATAAAAAAGAGCTATTTTGGTTTAGCTCTTAACCTTTTATTTAGAAGTCACTTCCTCGTAAATTTCCTTTAATTGTTCACGTTCAGTGTTTTGCTCTCCAACCATTTCTTTGAAAACTACATCAATGAAGTATTTTACGCTAGGTAAATCCTTAAAATTATTAACTTCTCTAAGTCCATCTCTATAAATAGTTAGAAAGCTTTTAGAAGGATTACCTTTTTCAATTTCTCCGAAGGCTTCAAATACCTGATCAATCTTATCCGCTGCTGCTAAAATCTTTCCTTCTAATGTTGAATCCTTTCCATTTGATAAATGATCTTTAAACTGTTCTTGTAGCTCACTGGGTATTTCGTTCTTAATAAAATCATCTCGTAAGTTGGTTTCGATTGTATTAATCATTTGATTGATTTCAGCATTGTAATGTTTAATGGGCGCTTTGATATCTGAAATAAACACCTCTGGAACATCATGGTTAATGCTCTTATCATACAAAGCTTTCCAATTAATTACTGATCCATTATTCTCTTCAATATCCCCCAGTAATTGAGCAATCTCAGCCACTTTAAAATTATGACTAGATACTGAATGCTTAAAATAGCTAAATGTTCCTGGTGCTCGATATATTGTTTCTAATGATTCTAATTGTCTAATGTAGTGATAAATACTCAATCTGCTTCCTCCAATTCTTTCTCTCGTTTACTTCCAATAACTTCTACAGTGCTAAAATCGTCTGCTACATTTTTTATATCAACTGTAATATCCATTTTAATACCACCTAGCATATATTTACCAATGATATCGTTTTCAAATACTGGGTTGTTATTCTTATCATATCCCAAGCATAGCTCTACAATATTAGCTTCAGGATTATCTTCGTGCCATTTCAAATGTTGTGATGGAGAAGCATGTGTCTTATAGTAAGCCAACTTATTGGAAGGATAGAAGGGACGTTTCCAACATCTTGTCTTTATTTCCATGGTTCAACATCCTTAAGAACAATTTTTTGAATCTTGATATCCTTATCCAAAGCCACTATTGTTTCAACAAACTCTTTTTTATACCATGTTGCTTCTTCTATTTCTTCAACGAGTGTATAATGTAACTTCCCATCACTTCTTAAATCTGCGTAGTGCACATATTCATACCCCTTTAACGCACTTCCCTTGCTCAGAATATAGTAACCTACCTTTTTTTGCATTTATTCTTCCCCCAATAGCATCTTTAGTGATATAATTTTTTGTTCATCTGTTAGATATTTATGAAAAACAATATGTCTAAAATCATCCTTGAACTCTAATAATTTCATTTCATAACACATTTTAACTACTTGTTGTTCAAATTCTGGGTCTACTTTTGTAGCCATTCATACACCTCTTCAAAATCTTTATCGATAAATAAATTATTAAGTTCTTCCTTGCTAAACTTTTTGATCATCATTGAATCTTCACACTCTTTATAAGTGATTGTAATTTCAATTAATTTAACATCATCAAAAATTTGTTTGGCTGATTGAGCGGTTTTTTCGGAGAATTGAGATGCTTCCTCTTTATAAGGTGTTGTGTGATACTCAAAGTCTCCACTAGCATTAGTTTTAATTCTTGTTACATATTCATATCGCCCAGTCGGTACTTTCTGTGCAGTTTCTGTCCCACCATACACAAACGCATACGTAGGGACCTTTAACAAATATTTGGTTTGATTTTCCATATAGATCCTTTCTACATTAAGCTCATAGGTTAAAATAGTTTCCGGTTGATATACTGTAACTGTTTGCAGTTCTATCCAGTTTTTTATAGGAGGTGTTCCCTTGATATACAGTAATTTTATTAGCAAACTCGGAATCAGCCATTGTCAAAACTCGCAAATAGCTTTGATTAAAACGAAACGCATCTTCTTTGTGAGTGCTAGTTTCATAATTTACCAACCCACTATGGCTTATTTCAGCTTTTGTTATATACTTAACCTCTTTCTGAAACTCTAGGGAACCAAAATTTAAGTTGTCGACCTCAATCTGTAGTACGTAAAACCTTTCATTTTCCATTCAGATACTCCTTTTTTGTAATAAAATAATAGTTTTATTATCTGTATTCTACTAATGCCATAAACCCGATTACATGATTAGTTGCGTTAAAAGAGGTGGTTACATTATTAATAGAAACATTTTTACCAAAATCCATAATGCGTTGCTGTAATTTACACAAACTAGCCTCTTCAAAAATCTTAGTCATTATTATTCCTCCGTGTATGGATGTTGTAGAGTGTTTAAAGTGTTATAACAGTCTACAATTTCCCACAACCAGTCCGTATTAAATTTAACCGAATCATCAAATTCTAGTGGCGCAAGAAACGCTGCAAAATCAACGAGGTTTGCAACTTCAATTTCATTGTAATCACCCCAATCCCACTCATAGCCATTGATTGAAAGATTCTCTTCTGAACCATCTTCTTTAACAGCCTTGAAGTTTAGAACGGGATTATCAACTGTTCCTGTACTAAAACACATTTCACATGTACCAAATTCTACTTCCTCTTCTTTTGTTTCTAGGTCAATAAACTTAATTTTTACCATTATTTCTCCTTTTGATAGCTAATCTAGTTTATTTAGAATGTTCGCACTGGTGTGATCAATCCAAGCAACTCGTTATTATCTGTATTGATAGCTTCAATTGTGAATGGGCGTAAACTATTACCAAAACTGAAACGTACTTCTTCATCTTTGAATAACTTCAGAGCGTCAATTACATATGAGGGGTTGAATGAGATTTCAAAATCATCTTGAGAGACATTAGTTGTTTTAAGCGTTTCTTCAACATCTGCTACTTCTATATCGCTTGCTGTCAATGTAACATTTTGATTATTCATTTGGAGGTTTGCTACTACACGAGGATTATTCTTGGCAACCAATTGAATGTGCTTTAATGCGCTTAGGAAGTCATTGGCCTTCCCTTCAAAGGTAAATTCAAAGCTTTCTGGAATTAAACGGTTAGTTTCTGGATAGCCTCCTTCGGTTAATCCAATCCAAACTGATTGTGTGTCAGTGCTAAAGAGCGCATATTTATCATCAACTTCTACAGTTACGCTTGATTGTTTCTTGTCCAATACTTTCATTAAAACCTTTAGTCTGTCTTTATCTAGGTTGAATTCCATTGGATCTTTTGCAAAATCATCTAGCTCAAAACCATCACGATTTAAGCGGTGTGAATCAGTAGATACCGCATTAACTTTTGAGTTGTTAATATTGAAATGAATCGTTTTCAATATTGGTCGAGAATCAACTTTTGAAGCAGATACTACCAATCTATCAACAACTGTACGTAGATTATTTGCTGGTAGCGTAACTATTTTGGGATTTTCTAATGTTACGTTCTTTGGGAATAGTGATGCATCTAAATCTTTAACGGTAAATTTAGTATCTCCTAGGTGAATAATCACTTTATTTTCAGTTGATTCAAATGTAATTATTTCTTCTTTAGCTTGCTTAATTACATCACGAACAAACTTAGCCTTAACTACCACTGATCCATCTTCTAAATCTGTTAATCCAGATTCAGGAGTGACATTTTCTGTGATAAATACCTCGCCCGTACCGCCTGTAAGCGTTAGTTGTCCGTTCTCAATCTTCATTAGAACTCCAACTAGAATTGGAGTTGATACATGGCTAGGAATTGCCTTTTGAATATTTTCAAATTGTTTAACAAAAGCTTTTCGATTAACTGTAAATTTCATATTTATTTTCCTACCTCTTCATCATTTAAGAATCTATCCCAATATTTTTGTTCAGTTTTAACAAAGTAATGATCCGATGAATAATCAACCTCGTATAAATCGTCCATTTTATAACCTTTATCTAGATCCAGCGGGTCAAATTCATCAAGAGCAAAGCGTTGAACGCTGATATATTCAAATACACCTGGACCATATAAACTGGGTTGTGCTATGAATTCATCGATCATTGTTAGAATTTTATTTTTATCAAAAGAGAATCCTATTTCATATTCTTCATAATCTTCATACTGTCCGCCAGCTGCATAAGCTCTGTAAATATATTTCACTTATTCAATGCCCCCTGTTTTACAAGGAGTAGCGTCTATATATACACCTTTGGCATACATATCAGTTGAATTAATATATTGCATGTAACCTGGGTCGCTTTTGACCTCTTCATAAGTCTTCTTGAAGATTTCATCATCAATTGCCCAATGCTCACCCTCTACTCCTGTAGCAATCCAATCACCAATGTTTAAATCAAGAACACCCTCTTTTGTAGGAATGGAGTATTCGTATATTTCTCCCGTATCTTGACCTTTCCAGAAACCTAAATGATATTTATCCATCATCTCTTTTGAACCATCGAATTGTTCAGCTTTAATAGTCGCTGTTTTTCTGTATTCTTTTAACATACCTAATCCTCCACGTTAATTTTGATAATTGGCTTAAAGTTCTCAATCTTTTTACTTATTTGTTCTAGTTCATTTAATGTTTCGTTAAAAGTTTCGTTATCCTGGTTTTGAAATGCTAATTTTAGCTTCATGCTTGCTACAGATAGGTTAGTCGAAAGCTTACGTGGTTCGTTTTGATTTTCATATTCATATTTCATATTGTTCTCCTCTTCGATATAACCCAGCTCCACAAGGCTCTGATAGATTTCTTCATCTGTCATCTTCATGTCACTTGTATCTATTAAGTCTTTAACCGAAACAATCATGATTGTTTCTCCAATTCAATTGAATTTTTTCGTATAGCCTTCAAAACTTGGAATAAGGTGGCTCTATGAGATCTATATTCTGAAACTTCCCATGGACTATCTGGCTCAGTCGTATCTAAGCTTAGTAATTCTGTAGCTTGTTTCATTTGAAGTTTTAATAACTGTTTCAAATCTTCTTCAGTCATAGCGTCCTCCTACGCACAATATCTTGGAAAATCTAGTTTTTGCGTTGATAGAGCAATTAGAATAATTTCATCTTGTTCTTTTTTATTGATACTTCCATTCAATATACTTTTAAGAACATCTTGATGGAATTCATCTTCTAAAGAGTGCGCACATTCATAGTCACTAATACATGCCATAATTTGTCCATATCGTTCATAAGCTTCTTCTTTAGTCATCTACTTCTACCTCATAACCGTTATCCCAAGCTCTGATGTACTTCCTAACATTTTCATCGCCATCATCTGCATAAACAAACCAATCGTATACATCGCTTTCCATTCCCCAATCAAATCCGTCCTCTAATGCATCGCGAAGAGTGGAACCCTCTTTCTTACGTCCATCAATATCGTTGGCAACAAATTCAGGAATCTTAACTTTCTTTTCTTGCAAATTTTCTAAAAGTTCAATTGCGTACTCACAACCTGAGGCATACCCTTGTGGATATTCCCCATTTTCCGGGTAGTTTGTATAATCAGCATCTGCTTCTTCCATATTCGCTGTCAGTTCTTTTTTAACTTCGTCAATATTCATAGTTTCCTCCGATAAAATCCATCTTTTATAAAACCCTTTCTGCTTCGGTTGTTACTCTATAAATTTCTCCGCCCAGTAAATCCATTAATTCTTTAATATCTGAATAATTGGACTTCCATGCCTCTAATTCATTTGTAGAAAAGGAAACGGATGTTATGTTACGTGTTATTAGTTCCAGAGATGGTTGAGAATAATGTGTAATCCATGGATCACTGCTGACAAACATTGTTCCAACTTTTAAGTAGTATTCTTTTTTAATTTCTTTTCGTCCAAACATATACATTATTTAATCCTCCAAAGCTTCATTTTCTTCTATTACAATCTCACGAATATTACTAATATCAATTAGATGTTTCTTACCTGAATGCCTGTTCCATATTGGTAAAAACTGATGTTTATATGAGCCATTATCTAGATTATCTAATATAGATGATCTAGTTTTCATATCATTCCAGTTCGCCCCATCGTATGCAATAATTGAAATAGCTTTATATTCAGGCTTTGGGGGCCGTGGCTGTGGCGCTGGTTTTGATTTTGAACGGTTTGGTAAATACATATATTAATTCTCCTTTTAAGCTGGCTCTAATCCAATATTCAAAACATGAATTTCTCCACCATATTCATTAGATACTGATTCAACCTCTTCTAAATCTTCTGTGTACCAAGCATTCATAATTTCGTCTGTGAAATGTAGTTCATTAGTCAACATTCTTCCAATAAAAATGTTGTACTCGAATGGATTATCGCTAATAAATTGAGTTCCCATTTTCACAACGTATCTTTTATCCTTGTTTTCTTTAATAGATGACATAAAATTCTCCTTTTATCCGACTTTTTGAATAGAATATTTTTCAATATTATCTTTGATGATTTGCTCAATGTTATCGAACTCTGTATATGGAATTCTTACTAGTGGAATACCATTATCTTTAGCCCACTTTGTTTTGATATTATCTCGAAGCTGACTAGTTTTATACACTTTATCGCCACCGAAATAATCAACTGGTCTAAAATGTTGCTCCCCATCGTATTCAATTAAAAAACTATTGCTTACATAAAAATCAAACGGTAATGTACGTTTATATTTACATGTGTTGAATCGTTTTTGCGCCTCAAATGGAATGTTTAGTAAATTTAATATATTATAAATACGTTTTTCCCCCTTAGATTGATTGCATTTGGGGCATCTGTTTCCTTGATAGAAATGACCCGGAGTTATTTTCCATTCACAACCACATAGATTATGCTTGAATAATGTTTTGGTATTTGCGTTTATATACTCACCAATTATTTCATATTCTCCAGAAACTACATCTTTTTCTCGCTCACAAAACTCTTCTTTAGTTAGTTTTATGTTACCGGCACACTTAGGACATTTCTTACCTGCGTGAAAGTTCTGGGGCAAAGCTTTCCACTCGTATCCACATGTATTGTGTCTAAATAGCGTTTTAGTATATCTATTTACATATCTTCCGATCATCAAATATTCTCCAGATTGGATATCATCTTCTCGTTCTATAAATACCTCTTTTGTGAGTGTTTGTTTGCGAATAGCACACTTAGGGCATCTCTTACCTATGTGAAAATCGCTAGGTTTTATCATCCACTCATATTCACACGTGTTGTGTTTGAATAAAGTCTTAGTACCGGCAGTAATGTATTCACCAACAAATTCATATTCACCGTTCAATAAATCTGGCTCTCTATTTATGAATTCTTCTTTAGTCAATCGCTTAAGTAACCCCTTTTTTTGGTTTGCACACTTAGGGCATCTTTTACCCTGATGAAAGTTATGGGGCTTAGCTTTCCACTCATATCCACATAGATTATGTCTGAATAATGTTTTGGTGTAAGTATTTACATATACACCTATCATTTTATATTCACCAGAAACAATATCCTCCTCTCTTTGACAAAACTCTTCTTTAGTTAGTTTTATATTACCGGCACACTTAGGGCATCTTCTTCCAGAATGGAAACTAGCTGGCTTTATCATCCATTCATATCCGCATTTATTGTGTTTAATCAACACTTTTGTATGTGTATTTTTATATGCGCCCACAATTAGATATTCTCCGGATAAAATATCTTCTTCTCTACTTATGAATTCTTCTTTAGTTAACTTCTTTGGCATTTCAATACTCCCAAACTAAATTCTTAATTAAGCTAGTTTCATGTCAATTTGATCTAACAAATCATTCTGTTTGTTGATTTCTGTTTGAATATCAGCATTATTATCAGAAATCTTGTTGTACCATTCATCGATATATTTATTGTTCCGAGAATTACTAATCTTTCTATATAAATCAGCGTTCTCTTGAGCAAATTTAGCAACTCTCTTAGAGGTTCTACGGATAATTCTGTTCTTGAGATTGCGCATGGCTTCATTTAGGACTGATGCAATCTCTGGATTGAGCTTAATTTCATCTTCAATGGTTTCTTGAGTTTTAAGTGGATAGATTGTAACTAATGTAAATGAGACGCTATCTACAACAAACTCAATATTATTAACTCGGTATATCTTTCGACTTGATGTTTGAGAGCGGTTATATTCCGCCTTCTGTAGCAATCCTTTGATCCAGTCATTCAACATAGTTGGTTGAATCATGAATCTCTGCTCAACTCTTTCTTGAAAATGCTTTGAGGGTTTATACTTTTGAAACATTGGTACAGTCATGTTAAAGTTCCTCCACATCTAATGCTGCTTTTTTCCAGTCATCTGAACACCAGAAACATGTTGGATTCTCAATAAAAGCTTGTGGTGTACGTTCTGTAATACCCAAACATTCTTTGTGTGTGAAAAGAGCTGGTGTGGCCAAGTTTTTATAATCTGAAAGTTCAAAACCTTTTAGAATTTTTTTATTTTTCTTTTTAAAGATTTCCTCGGTAACAAAGCCGTGAGTGCATAATGGACAACGTTCTTCCCCATTAACAAACTTAGATGTATGTACCTCATATTTGTAACCACACAAGTTGTGTCGTACTACTGCAATGTTGGCTTTAGGAAATTCACTAATTAACGAGTATTTTTTATTTTTAATATCTTTGACTTCGAGCATGTGATTCTCTCCTTTGATTTTTGCCTTACACTCATAACATGGGGTAAAAGAGATGGTTTTTACTAAAAATAAATAAAAAAACTCTCTATTTTTTTAATAGAGAGTTAATTAGTTTATTTTTTTATTCCCAAAACTTGTGTAATGCCACCAAACCAAGAATTACAATCAACATCCATATCATTTTAACTATAAAGAATGCCATGAGAATTTCCTCTACTTAGCGTCTACAATAGCTGAACCAGCTTGAGTAATTACAAAACCATGTTTTAGGTGAGCATCAGCTGTCTTGTTTTCGATAATGTTCTTATCAATTGATTTACTAATCTTTTCATTAGCCTTAGCTTCTGCATCTGCCTTAGTCAATTTAGCTTTAGCATCAGCTTCTGCCTTAGTTTGTTTTGTCTTAGCTTCTAATTCGGCTTTCTTGTTGTCTTGTCCGGCTTTGATAATATCGTCAATTGATTTCTTTGTTTGATGGTCAAGAGATGGTGTTCCAAATGATAAATCTTCTACAATGAACCCTTGAGAAGCTGCACGATTTTGGAATTCTTTCAATAGATCACTTTGGACCTTAGTTGAATCTGTTCCAACAACTTCTAGTAATGTGTACTTGCTCATGCTCTTGCGTCCAGCAGCGGTTAATTGTTGGTTTAACCAACCCTTTTCAATTGATTCAACATCTACGTTACCAAACTTCTTGTAAACATCTGTAGCTTTAGTTGGATCTACATGATATGAGTAGTTAACTTCAACATCTGTTTTTTTACCATCTGATGAAGCAAGTGCAACTTTTTGCTTAATAGTTTGTGTCTTAATTGGATATTGAGTTACCTTATCTAATCCAACCCAATGAACACCTTGGCTTAATGCCTTTGAACGGACACCACCACTCATAGAATATTCAATACCAACATTCCCATTATCAATCTTTTCGAAGAACTTAAAACCTCCGATAACACCTAATACAACCAATACTGCAAATGTAATTTCCCACTTAACTTCTTTTTTCAATTAATTATCTCCCTTATTTTTTACTTTTAATATTTTTGTATGAACCCCATATAATAAGCAATCCGCCCAAATATGTGATAGTTATGATCAATCCGCCTGCAATGTGTCCAGTAAATATAGAATATATTCCTAAAAACAGACACACTACAAACATTAATACAAAAATAATACTTCCTACCACAATCTGCCAATTCATTTTCATTCCTACACCTCGCTACGTTTAACTAATTCGATATCATATTCATCTGCTGGAAACCATTCTACATATTTCCAACCGTGAGCTTCTTCTTAACTAATTTTTTTCAATTAATCATCTTCCTCATTGTTATTTTTGCTATGCGTTTCAATATAGGTGTTGCAAATTTTTTTTACTATGATAGTTAAGAAAAACATTCCCCAAAAAACAATTGCATCCATTTAACTCCCCCTATAAAACTTCGATTTTATTCCCCTACATTAAATCGTTTCCTATTTGCTTATGAGTGTAAATAAAGGCAAATCTACTAGTACAGTATAAATTACTGCATATACCCAATGATGGCTTACAAATAGAAATACGGGGAGTGCCAAAACTCCTAAAAACAGAGCTGCCGCACCCAATTCAATCAATCCGAATAAAATCAATTCAAAATATTTCTTTAAAAAATTCATTAGTCGTCCTCACTTGGGATTTCAATTTTTAGTTTGTCGGCATAATCGTTATACTCTTGAATAAACTCTTTACGTTCTTCTTCATTTGCTACATGAACAGGATATTTAAGATCAATGGTTGTGTAATTATGTGTTGCATCTTCCACTTCTATCATATTGTCACAAAGAGTTTCTCTCGTACACTTTTTAACAACAAATGCCAAGTAACACTCTTCGCTCGGTGCTCCAAAATATCGTGGATGGCATTGTATAACGACAGCCCCCTCTTTAACCCCTTTTTTCTCCAACATTTCTAATTTATCCCGTGCTTCTAGGTCATTCTCCAATTTCGAAACTCTATCTTTTAGCGTGGTTTCCTTTTCATCTTTAGAGCAGTTTATATACACTGGATCTTGACTGTTATCAATGCGTTCTAATCCACCGCACCCCACACGATAACCTATTTTATTAGCATGTTTTTCCGCTCCAAGACCGATTGCAAATCCAGCAACAAAAGCTATAATTATAAGAATTCCTATAATATTATTCATATTTCCCTCTTTTATAAAATTAAACTTTTATACAGCCTTGAAGCTATATACTGGTTTGATAATCTGATCAATGTTAACTGTTTTATTTGAAATGTTATTAATAATTTCTTGAGCTGGTTTATATGCAAATGGTGATTCATCGATTGTTGATTCCACAACTGAAGTTGAGTAAATTCCATCCATTGAATTACTAAAGTCATTCATATTAATATTTTCGGCATTTACTTGAGCCATATTTACTGCCACCAGGTAAACACTCACAAGCCTCGCCATCACGATCTCTATCGAGCCAAGCTGCTCCATTTCTCTCATAATAACGTTGAGCTTCTTCTTGTGTAGCAAAATTACTGCATTGTACCCTTGCAAAAGTTTCTATGCTAAGAAAACTGCATAATATAATTAATCCAAATTTTATTACTGGCATTATATTTCTGAGCCTCATATATTACTGTTGAGTATAATTACCACTATGATCTAGTAAGTATTTCACACCTTGATAGGTTATTTTTATTGTCCCATTACGGAACATCTCCGCATTATCAAGTATAGGTTCTACAAGGTATGCTCCTTGCTTATTAATTAATCCCCA